TCCTGACGCCGGCCGAGGGCGACGCGCTTTTCCTGACGCCGGCCGAGGGCGACGCTGCGTATTCGATGCTTGGTCATTTGCACGATGGCATTGCCGACGCAAATTTACTCAACAAATCGGCCAATGAAAATGTATTTGGAATATGGCAGTTTTTAAACACTGCCGGGATTGTTAGTAGCCCAAGTACGGGTAACGCCTCTTTCCGTGCCGGTGCCGATGACCAGAATTTAATTATAATTTTCGGTAACAGTTTTGACAACTCATTGAATCCAACTATTCGTGGCTGGGGGGCCACGAGTGCAACACCAAATCAACTTGATCTTTCAGTGCCTAATGGTGGCGATATTGACTTGAAAGCTATAACTGCTGGTACGGTTACTATGACCAACATCACGAGTCTCATCGCTGGTTCCACCGACGCAGATTTCGATGCAATAACTGGCACCAGTTATGGAGGCATCCTCGAAGCGAATCTTCTTGATAGAACTGCGTCTGCGAATATAGCCAATAATTGGAACTGGCAGGACAATTCTATTATCCGCGCATTGATGGATGATTTTGCAGTCAGGCACCAGGTGGTGACGGGTGTTGCGAGTACGACGATCAATTACACTACAGGTCAGTCGGTATTGTTGAATCTGGATGCTGCAAGCATCACGACATTGACGATCACCAACTGGCCCGCTACGAGTCGACTCGGTCAATTGGAAATCGAGGTTACACAGGGCGTAACGCCACGCACGATTGCGTGGGATACGGCTATCGCCGGGACCGTTGGCTGGCCGGAGGGCATCGCACCGAATTTGAATGTTGCCAATGGCCGATTCCTGATTAACCTTCGCTCACGCGACGCCAAAACAACTTTGATTGGCACGTTTGCAGAGAATTTTAGCTAGTGGGCTTATTGCTCTGCAGCATCATTCAAAGATTGGTACTTGTGCCAGTTGTTACCGTCACTGGTCGCGACAATATTCACCATGCAGTTGAAAATGGCAACACTGCAATAGCGATTTTACGGATTCGTGTGGACGGAACAATCGAAAAAACCGAGGGTGTAAGGCAAACGCAATTGCAAGCTGCAACCGACTGGATCATGCCGAATCATTTGAATGATGGTCTGTACGCAGTGAAGTTCAGTAAAGATATTGTCGACGACGCACCCACTGGTGGTGATGCGCTTGACGTGTGGCACTTTATCAGCACCAACCGAACGGTTGAATATATCGAGCCACTCGACGACACCGAGCTTAAGGCGGTCATCACCACCCGTATTCGTTACAATGGCGGTGCCGAGTTGGACAACGGAATCAATCACGTTCATGCTGTTGTCGGTACACCTAAATAGAAAAGGCAGGCTTGCAAGTGGCGAAGATCGCAGGGCACGAAATCACCAAGAACACTTTCATCGGCATGAGCATCGGGACGCTGCTTACGATAATCGTCGTGGTGTGGCCGGCCTCCGGAATCGGGCGACCGTTGTTCACTGTCGACTTGAATCGGCTCGAGAAAAAAATCGACACGTACCAAACCAGCACCGCCGTACAAATTCTGAACATTCGAAAGTCTGCATTGCAGAGTGAATTGCGCGAGGCGAAGCGCGATGTGCGGAGAAACCCCGAAGATGGGAACGCGGCAGAGGACGTTGATGAAATCGAATCGGAGATCAGGGAACTCGATACAAAAATTAACTGTCACCGAACCGAAGGCTGCACTGTTGAGCCTGATATATGATGAACGTCACGGCATTTGATATTGCACAGGTGTTCGTCGGCACGGACGAAGTCGGCGGTGCGATGGACAACCCGCAGATTCTTGCGATGTTGAAACTCGATAACAACTGGCCGCAGAATGACGAGGTGCCGTGGTGTTCTGCATTCGTCAATTACATTTGCAAACTGCTGCGCCTGCCCCGGTCGAAAAGTCTGCTCGCACGATCCTGGCTGACGGTTGGAAAGGAAGTCGGATTACCGAATGCACAGGCCGGGTTCGATATCGTTGTGCTACAGCGCGGATCGGGCGATCAGCCAGGAATCGAGAACACGACCGCACCGGGCCATGTGGGGTTCTACGCGGGACAAGCAGGGCACTTCGTGCAACTGCTTGGCGGAAACCAATCGAATAGTGTTAGAATTTCGAGCTACGACATATCGAGAATCTTGAGCGTCAGACGATTGCTCTGAATTGAAATGGACGAGGAAATAAGATGGTCGACTTAGTAGTTGTTCCCGCCAACGTCAAACCGGGACTGGACCTGGTTACCAAGCGCGGAATTGCGGGCGAAGCGATCACCGCTGGCGATTCGCTTTTCAAGGCGACTGATGGTGAACTCGAACTTTGCGAAAAGGATCAGGCAGTCGCTGATGCTGCTTGCGTCGGCGTTGCCTTGAATGATGCGGCTGCATTGCAGCCTGTCGAGTATGGAATTACCGGCACAATCGACATGGGCGCGATTCTCGCAATCGGCCAAACGTACATTATCGGCGCTGCACCCGGTGCGCTTGCACCGGAGGCCGATGCTGCTGTCGGTAACTTCACGACCGTTGTCGGGATTGCGACAACTGCGAATATCTTGAAACTCGGAATCTTGCAAAGCGGCGTCACACACGCATGATTGGAACGCTTGCAGGGTTGGTCGGTCGATTGTCCGGGCCTGTTTTGGTTTATATTTTAATCGGATTGTTCGCTTCGAATGCACTCACCGGATATTTGCTCAGGGCGGCTTGGGAAAAAAACGCAACAGCCGTGCTTGAGTGCGAAAATCAGGCGCTTCGCGATGCGAACGATCACAACGTTGAGATCACTGCCGAACTCGTGCGTATCCAAACAGATCTTGCAACCGGGGAAAAACTACGCCTGGATAACACGCGGGCTGCTGAAAAGGAAATCGCTGCGGCCATTCTTGCGAAGGAAATAGAACACGAGGAACAATTGGCTGCGTTGGAGGCTGCGACAAATGAAATCGAAGACGATGACTTTTTCTGTGCTGGTGAGCGCGTTGCTTCTGGTCAGCTTGTCGGGATGCGCGACGCAGTTGCCACCTATAACCGAACTCGAAATAATCCGGGTACCGCAACTAACCCCGATTGAAATACCGAAAAGCAAATTGCCGCCTTGTGATCGCGTCGGGTTGCCATCACTCGATGCACAATGGCTAGACCTGCCCGGCGAGTTCCTTTCGCTGCTGCAAACGCTCGACTTATGTAACGCGAGAATCTCCGCATTTTGGTTGTGGTACGAGGCCCAGGTCGTCCAGCTCATCGACTAGACCGCTGTATCCGTTGTCTGCCAGCGGCCCTGTGGAACGGGGAAAATAACCGCTGAAAAACTGGACAGTTGCTAGCCGTTCTGTCGTCGGCGGAGTATTATTTCAACTGAGGGCACTCGCCCGAAATGTCTCAAACAGGAGTACGACAATGAAAAAGCTAACTTTGAAGCAAGACCAGATCGAGGAAAATAAATGGCAGTACCAGGTGCTGGGCCTAGTGAATGCCATCAAGCCGAAAATTCACAGCACTCTTACCGAAGCCGAGGCCAACAAGTTCTGCCGCGACCCGAAGTGGAGCGTAACTATCATTGGTGACTGATCGTCAATAGGAGTACACGATATGAGTGCATCACAGGATAGAGTCAAACATGCAGTCGAGGTTTGCGACCTCGTGAAAGAATTGCGCAAGGTACGTATCGTGATTGCAGAAATCCGCGACCATGTTTTCGACACGATCAATGTGCCGTTTCCTGCAGTTCGCAGAACGCACGATCATCTGATCGATGCAGAAAAATCAATCGAAGCGGCTGCGGCTACCCTAACACGGAGTACACGAAATGGAAATTAGACTAGAAATTATCGTTGACGATGTAATCGTCGAGACCATCGAAGACCTTGAAGACTGGAACCTTGATAAGAATGTTGCTGCTGGCCTCCTTTCATCGGAGGTGATCGAAGCCGTGCAGAGAGCACAAAAAACATCAACAGGGAGTAAATGAAATGGGTTATATGTTCGTGATCGGTAATTGCATTTGTGGGGCAATGATGACTTACAACCCCAACACGGTGCCTGGCGTTCGTATCGATGGAGTTCGACACGCCGTTTGCCGCGGTTGCATAGCGCGGGCCAGTCCCAATCGAATCGCAAACGGACTTGAGCCGATAATAATTGCATCGGATGCTTACGAGGCGACTGAATGTAGTTGATAACTTGAGCGTCGTGACAGGGCGCTCGCTGGTATCAGTTCCGATGCCTGAACAGGCGTAGAAATAATGAAAAGTGGAATGACAATCGAAGCACTGCTTACGGAAGTGCAGCGCCAGTCACACGCGAAAAAGGATTACGTCGCATCGACCAGGAACGATGTTCGAATGGTGCCGATGCCCGGATTCCCAGGTAACGTGGCTGTCGTTTTGCAGAACGGGCAGGAATCGGAAGTTGCCGAAAATTACCCGGTTACCGGGCTTGCCTGTCTCGAACGATTAGAGATAACGGAACACGCTCACCGACAGATAGCGGGTCTGCTGCAAATTCCGTGGAAGTTTTATGCCCGGATGCTTGAGGACCACACCGATATCGTCATGGATGCGGTCAACAAGTTATTCGAACGTGAGCCGGGAACTCGCCTGTTGCGAACGATGGACAATAAACTGAGAGCATTTCTGTCGAATTGGTACAAGAGAATCGACAATGACCAGGTGCTCGGAGCCGCGTTGCCCGCTATCGTCAGGGGCAATCTGGAAACAACCTTGCTCAGTTCGCAAGTGACCGACCGCAACCTCTACGTCAAAGTGCTTTTGACCGGCGAGGAAATGAAACAGGAAATTGGTAAAACTCGCGATGGAACACCGGACATTATTCAGCCGGGCTTCTGTCTCCGCAACTCGGAGATTGGCTCAGGTTCAGTGTCGATATCGGCGTTCTTTTATCGCAGTTTCTGCTACAACGGTTGCGTGTTCGGGAAAACCGATGCCTTCGAATACAAGCGCGGTCACCTCGGCGGAGCATTGATCGAGGGCGAAGGCTTCGAAATTTTGTCGGACAAGAGCAAGAAACCTGAGGACGAAACGATTCTCAGCCAGGTGAATGACGTCATACACGCAATTGCAACACCTGAGTTCGTGAACCAGATGGGCGACAAACTCAGAAGCTTGCGAGAGGGCGACGGAATCAAATACCCGATTCCGGCAATCGAATTGCTTGCGAAAGATCATGGACTCAATCAAACCGAGTCGGACGAAGTGCTCAGGAACCTGATCGAAGACCGGGACTATTCGAGGTGGGGAGTAGTCAATGCGGTAACAAAGGTCGCTAACAGTGAAGTGGTCGATTACGATAGGGCATCAGACCTTGAAGTGATTGGCTCCAGGCTGATCGACATCACCGATGCCAGTTGGATGCGGATGTGCGAGCCAGTTCCGGTTCCCATAGCGACATAACCTGAAGGCCGGGGTCGGGGAAACCTGGCTCCGGATTTTTATAGGAGCAAAAATGCTGAGTCTTACCAGAACAGAAGGACAACGAATAATCGTTACGCACGAATCGTCTGGTGAAAAATTCACAATCGAAATTCGAAATATCAAAGCCCACCATGTGCGGCTTGGTTTTTATGCAAACAAGACATTCCTGATTGATCGGGAGGAAATCTACAAAGAGAAAAAAGCAGAGAGCAGGATATGAAACAACCACGACAGCAGGCAATTTCTATCGTTGCCTCTCACGGCGATAAAGAACCGCTCGGAATGCTGGCATTCGTAAATGGCGCATTGCAGGGGCTGATCGCTTTTGGTGATTTGCCAGATACGGCAAGGATTGTAATTTCAGAACTTGTGCAACAGATTAATGAATTTATCGGGCGACAACCGAAATGCAGCGAACAGGATAAAAACCTATGACCACACACGCATTGGCTGAATACAAAGAAATCCTGACCGACCGATCATTGAGCGCGAGATTCAATGCGGGCCGACCCGACAAGACGTTGAAGTTTGCCGCACAGCGGAATTTCGCGTTGCAGATCATTCAGGGCAGCGAGGACCTGCGGAGGTGTACACCGCAGTCGATTCACAATGCCTTGCTCGATGTGGCGTACACAGGATTGACTCTGGCACCGTCGCAGTCGTTGTTGTACCTAATCCCTTACAAGGACAAGGCGACGCTCTGCATCGGCTATCGCGGCATGGAGCAGATGGCCTATGGAACAGGCGTGGTGATCGCGATACAGGCGGCGCTCGTTTGCGAGAATGATCCGGTTTTTAGCGTCGGATCAGGTCCGGATGGTCGGTACATAATGCACGAGGAAGCACGAAAGGATCGTGGCGAGGTTACTCACGCTTACTGCATAGCCAGCTTCAGGAATGGAAAGCAGCACACCGAAGTGATGGATCGCGAAGACCTTGAAGCGGTCGAGGAAGCCGCGACTAAATCACGCCCTGGCAAGAAACCGGGCGGCGCAGTTTGGCGGTCAAGGTTCCGGGGTGAAATGCAGAAAAAGGCCGTGATCCGCAGAGCATGGAAACACTGGCCCCACGACACCGAAGGCAAGATGCAGAGAGCAATGGAGGTTCTCGATGTGATCGAGCCTGTGACGTTCGAAGGCGAGGCCGTTCGAATTATCAGCTCACGGCAGACCAGCCAACTTACCGACCTTTGTTCGGAACACAGCATTGCAACCGAAACCGTTTGTCGGGCATTCGGCATCGTGTCGTTGTCGTTGCTTCCTGAAAAGTGCTTTGACGAGGCCGTTCGACTGGTGTTGCCGGTATGAGGCATTACGTCGGGCAGCAAAGCCGTGAGTGGTTCGGGCTACGGCTTGGGCGGGTTACGTCAACGCGGCTTAAAACTGTCGCTCATGGAACCCTGGCGGCACAAACTGGATTGTTGAACATCATGCAATGGGAAGTCGAGCAACGGGAAGCGGCGCTCGACAAGTATATGGAGGGCTTCGGCTATAAAACTCCCGCATCGATTCGACTTGGCAAAGAGCGCGAGGATTGGCTTATCGCCCGGTATGAAATAATGCGGCAGCAGGAATATGGGTACAAAATAAAAATCGACCGTCCTGGCTTTGTCGTGCATCCGACCATTGATGAGTTCGGGTGCAGTCCGGATTGGCTGCTGAAAGATCGATCCGGAGAGGGCAAGGTTCGGGTTGATCACGCAAAGCACGAATACGCACTAAAGGTCGGAATGCTGCCGGAAGACAAAGACCAGGTTTACTGTCAGGCAATGTGCGCCGGCTACGATCAGGCCGATTACGTTTCCTACTGTCCGGACTACCCGATACTTGCGAATCGCATTGCCATCGTCCGGGTGCCGATCGATAAAATATATTCGAATTTTCTGTATGCAGAACTCAATCGTTTCCTGGCGCACTTTCGGGCTGGCACTCGCCCGACTGTTCCGCAAGTTCAATCCGGAGTGCCGGGTTTTTTCGAGGAGTAGGCATGGATAAATTTACTTTTTTTGGAATTGTGCTCGCTGCCATGATGATAGGAAGTGGCGGAATGTTTTTCGCGCTGCGGGAAAGGATCGGTGGCAAAGGGAAAAGTAACCCGGCCCGGAAAAGAAAACCGGCGAAGGATCACGGCGCATGGATGACGCGCCACCAGTTGGTAGTTCTGCAATCAATTGCAGGAGGAGGACGGGGCGGCGTTCCGCTTTGGAATACCGATCTGAGTGGCTCTACCATCCGCAGTCTCGCAAAGCGCGGATTCGTCGATACCCGGTCTGGCGGTCGGATTGTGGCGACCTGTCTCGGAAGAAAGCGATTACGCCAACCGTGGCCCGCACAGCAGCCTGCGGGCGAGCAGAAGGATCGCGGTGACGAACCTGTATCGGGTGTGGGGTAAATCGCTGCTGTGGCCTCTGAGGGCGACCTGCCGGCTGTTCAGCACGTGCACGGTTGTTGACGGCGAGGTATTGGAGGTGGTATTGATTATGCCGTCCGGGGCCTGTCACAAAGAACAGGCCCCTTTCGGACTTACGATGCGATCCGGCAAAGGATCAGCAATTGAGGATATCAATTCTGCCTCTTCCGCTCCCGCATTGCAAGCCGAATCGAGTCGGTGCATCAGTCACAGGGATGGCCGCAGTCACGCCGACCGGGGATCAGTTCGTGCTTAGGGCTATTCGGGAACGAGCACGAGCAATGAGAATCGGCAAGATGCTGTCAGGAACCCGGCTCGCGAAACGTCATACCGTCGTACCGAAATGCGAGGCACCCAGGCGAAATCCTGTGGGTCTCGCTTTGCCTCCGTCCCCCGACATCCAAAAACCCTGTCTACAAATTACAGAGGTGAGCCAATGAAGACCACACTCGGTGTTACGTTGATTTTGTTGGCTCTTTTCTTTGCATATTTCATTCAGCCGGGACCGAACTACGTTTGCCAGTTCGGGAATATGACAAGCAAGTTCCAGGCAACAGAACGCGAGGCAAAAGGCGATTCGTTCATGGTGACAGTCTCGGATGGCGAGCGGACATTCATGTTCCGCGGGGATAGGTTTAATGCTTATACCCTGAATGAAGACCTCACATGACTGACACACCGTCGATTGAAAACTGCTTCGATATTTACGCACAGGTCATTATTTCAGGAACCATCAATCCGTGGCATGAGGCCGAACAAAGGCGGGCATTCTTTTGCGGGTTCCATTCATGTCTGGAAGTGATCGACTCAATTGCGTTTGAGAATTACCAAATGAAAGGCGACGACCCAACCGGGATGGAAGCCTTGCATGCAGAGTACGAAAGATTTGCCACGCAGCACGATTGTGGCGATACATCAATCAACCACTGATGGAGGTGGGGAACATGGCAACGAAGAAAAAGGCGGCTAAAAAGTCAGCAGCGAAAACAAATCGCAAGCACGCAGGGACACGCAAGAAAATCAAACGGCAAACGAAGGCAGACAAGGCCGCGCAGAAAGCGACCGACAGGAATGCGTCTGCAGGAAAGCGCGTATCAGCCGCGAAAAAAGCATTGGAACGCTCGCGGAATTACGCAGCCTCGGGATTGGCCGCGCAGGTCACGGAAACTTTGATCGATGAAATTCGTGCGCTCGACAAACCGTGGCATCACACATCGGAGGCAGCACAGGCGGTAGTGATTGCCAGACTGTCGGATCGCGTTCACAGCGCAATGCAGAAGGCCGTGCAGGTCATGTCGGCAATCGGGCACAAGGCGGTGATTTGCAATCTGTTCTCTGTTACGTTCAGGGACGGAGTGCGGGCGGTGGTCACCGTGGCGCCGGGATCGGATATGCGTCACGCGTTAGCTGACTATGCAACTCGCGATGTGGTGCTGGTCCTGTCAGACCCCGGAGTGTTCATGCAGGGATTGGCTGACATCAAACCGGATGCAGATCAACCGAAGCTAATCTAGCAAACCAACGTGATCGGAAGCGTATTGACGGTGACAAGATCACAGCAGGAGCGGGGGCTGAGCAATCCACGTTCGGCCCCTGGCTCCTGAATCTGAGCAAATGAGGTGGGACTATGGAAACCAATGTTACAGACCTGATTGAAATACTGGACGAACGAGTCGCGGTCTGTGGTGTCTCCGCAGCGCCGGAACACCAACAGGAGGCGCTTCAAATGCAGCTCACTGCGAATTGTCTCCGGAGATTTCGCGATACGTTGATATCAATTGCGAATTGTCAGGTGGGAATCGCATCGCACAAAGCAAGCACAGACCTGCTCGAAACCGGACACTGCGCGCACGAGAGTTGCAAATTCGAATCTGATGCCGATGCGAAAATCAGCCTTTGGCCTTGCCTTAATTGCGGAAAGGAATCGGATCAATGTCTGATGCCGTTCGAATGATCTCCAAAGTTGCAAAAGAACGTGCTAAACAAATTGGCGACGATTCGTTCCAGCTTCTGAATTTCACCGGTCTGCCGGACTGTGCATCAGAGAAAAGACAACTACAGGCACTAAACTCAGATCGAAACTGGCAGACCGACCACCACAACGAAATCGTCAGCCGTATTGACACGCTGATGTCTGACATTCGCAGGTCACTGGTGTGACTGACGACAAGGGCGGTCTTGTCAGGGATCGAAATTACCAGTACGAAACTCATTACGAGGACAGTGCTGTGCCGGATTCGAAACGGATCAACTGCGAGACTGCGGAACGGTGTCTGTATTTCCTGGCGCAAAGTGCCGAATCACACGCGGCCTGGAGTGCGCGGCGTCGATTCCTGGACAAATATATCGGTATCGTTTTGGCGATGGAGGAAACTAAAGCCGGGCCCGGAAGTACTACCGATAAAACGCGAAAGGCAAAAAAATCGATTGCCTATCTGCGGGTGCTGCGCGATGTCGAGGAAGCCAGTTACCACGAAACGTTGTTGTACGGGCTGCGGAGTGCTGCTGAAAAGAAATTCAGCGGCTGGCAGACATTGAACGCGAATTTACGAACAGGAGTAAAGCTGTGAAGACAATACTTAACGAACGAGAATTAGCTGATCATATCGCTACGGAAATTTTCAGCGCTGGCGGAGAGTCGTCAGATAATGTGCAACAGATCGCATTCATGGGCGGAGAATAGCCGAATGCGGAAACTCAACCGGGAGGATCCTGTCAGCACGCGTTGGCTGATTGTATTCACCAATGTCTTATAGATGTGAGGGATTTGTAATGACCACCCGAAACGACACACAAATAATTTGCGCGCTGGTGAGCGCTGTTGTCCATCTTCAGGAATACATCGACACCGATGAGTTGTTGGATTTGGATGCCGCGAAAAATGCACTGCAAAGCTACTCGTTGCAACAGTGGATCAGGCATAACTTTGCGCTGATTCCGGCACGTCGCGATGGCAAGGAGTTTTACGGATGAAGCTGAAGGACATCGATAAGATGACCGACAACGAACTGCGGGCGGAGGTCAGGGTGCTGCGTGCCGTGTATGAAGCGGCGAAAGAAATCACCGAATCAATACAATGCCAATCAGAGACAACCCCCGGCGGGATTCAGTTTGAGTTTTTCACGCCAGAATTAGACAGGCACTGGGTAATCAGGGCAAAGAAAGCTATCGCAGTAGTAGAGGCACTGCACAAGAAGGGAAAATGAAACCGAAAGCCAGCCAGGAACATTGCGAAACATTGGCGTGGCTGCTCGACGATGGTCACTGGCACCACAAGGGCAACCTGCAAATGAATGGGCGAATGATACGCGCTGCCTGCTCGGAGCAACCCGGCCGATTCATGTCAGGCCAAAAGGGCTATATGCTGGTCGAGTTTGCTACAATTCGCGAGATTGAAATGTCGGTCGCGGATTTGCGATCACGAAGTAGTCATCTAAAACGCAGGGCGGACGCATTAGAAAATGCAAAATTTATTCGATCCACCGGAACACGCGGGATCACGCAACAGGGGCAACTGTTGTGAGTGCTTCAACTCGATTGCTTGAGGAAAAGTACCGCAGGGCTATGGCGTTTGGAAAATACCTTGACTACCATCCCGATGACAGTCCGTTGATGGGAGAACTCAGGCGGCAAACCTGTCTGTACCGAATTGCTATTTCGACTATCCTGGCTGATCGAATGCCTAAGGAACCGAAAAAACGTGCACGGAAAATCGCCAACTAAGGCCGAACAACGCCGCTTCGATATCATCACTCGCGAGGTCGGGTGCATTTGTTGTCGTATGAAATTCGCTCGATACATTGCTGCACAGGCGAATCATCTGCTCAAAGGATATCGAATCGGTCACAGTGACGTGACGGCGGAATGTCCGTGGCACCACATGGGCGAATGTCTGACCGGGACCAACGCCAGGGCCATGCGAAAAGCCTTCGGGCCATCGCGGAAACTTCACAAGAAGGCATTTCGCAAACAGTTCGGTTCGGATGCTGAATTGCTTTCTCTGATGAACAAGTATGTTGCTGCTTTTGAGGCCCGAACAATTGGAGAACAGAAAACCCATTACACCGGCTGTGAGATTTCGCTTGGCGGTACGCGCTGCAATTGTTATCTTTTTGGAAAAACAGTGAATGAGGAAAAACCGTGAAAATTCTGCACACTAACGACAGGCACGCTGCCGACATCGATCACTTCGCTACTGCTGCGAATAGCCTGTTGAGTGGCAACTTCAAATATCTCTGCGTCGTTGTCGATGGTTCGGAGTCCGTGAACAGAGAGGCGAGCTGGGCGTCGAGTTTCAATGACGAAGACACTCACAAGATATTTGCTGCGCTTGCCGAACAGACGCGGCCATGAAATACCTGCTTCAGTTGGCACACACCAAATCGTATGTGGCACCATCCGGTAGCGTGCTTGATTACACTACCGATCCGGAAAAGGCACGACAGTACCCGACGCTCAGGCAAGCGGAATTGTGCGCGCTGGACAATGAAATCATTGTGCCTCGCCCAGATGCGCTGAACCGTTAATGCCTGCAAAAAACCAAAGACAGGACGCACGGAGGGATGAAAACGAACCAGAGATTGTCGATCATTTACGCGAGCACGGCCACATCGTGCATCGCATCGGTGCTCCGGCCGATTTACTTATCTGGAATCACGACTCAAGGCATTGGATTGTGTTGGAGGTCAAAATGCCGACGGGACGCATGACGCCGAAACAGAAAACCTACCGGGAGGATCACCCGGACGTTTCGATTCCGATAGTGGAAACCAAAGAGCAAGCACTGATGGAAGTGCAAATGCGATAATAAGATTATTGCGCATTGATTAGGCCCTGCTTCACGCGGGGCTTTTTTTTGGCTACCATTCGGATCGTGGGGCGTCGGGCTCATTTATTTTGCGCGCGTTCCCACCCGCGCTTTTGCTGGTGGGCCTGGCGTCCCGCACTTTCACAGGGGGATTCACATGAACCAACCTTCAGGCACGATCACCGCCGCCATGTTAGCTGGCCTTGCCATTGCTTTCGTTTGGGAAATGATCGACATGTTTACCGACATCGAACCGTCGCTTGGTACAGTTGCCGCTTCCGTTGTGCTGGTCAACGGACTGGTCGGATATTTCAGGAAGGAAAATGTGCTGCCGATTACCAACGGCTGACCATACGCGCTAAACTCGCGCAATGGGACGCGGCAAGGACAAAACCATTCAGAGTAGCGACTTCGGCAATATGTCGCCGCGTGAACGGGCACAGATAAATCGAATAATCGCCAATCGCGGTATCCTGCCTAACATTCGGGTGCGCGGCACAGCGGTTGTTCGATCAGACGAAAATGGAAACACGCGATACGGTGTTGGCGCCACTGCGGGAAAATACAATGAGGATTAGCGATGTATGACAAAATGTTTGAGCAGCGGGGTCTGTTCAACAACAGCGATTTACGAAATAAAGTCACGGCCGCCGTCATTATCGCGGCCGAGGGAATACTCGCCGAGGCGACACCAGGCACGGCGGGAAAGGCATGGGCAGACAAGGCGGTTACTAGTCCCGAAGGAGAGGCTCGCCGCATTTACATGGCCGTGTTGGCGCTGAACAAGGGCGCAGACCTGAGTAACATCACGGGCGCTGCCGATGCGGCCATTCAGGCTAACGTCGATACAGCCATCGACCTGTTTATTGACGCAGATGCCGGAGTCTGATCATGGCGATAGGAATCGATGACACCATTCCGAAGTTTGGAACCCAGGATAATATCGACGACGGCTCAACCGCTGTTATTACTAATGGCTCTTTCTCAGTGCTGGCCGATATCACGCCGTGGACAAATGACGAAGATGCGCCGTTCGCGAGTTTCGTCGGCAAGTTCCGGTTCGATACGGCTATGCCGACCGTGGGCAGCATTGATCTGTATGTCCGTTTGCTCAATATAGATGGCACTAACGAGCCGAACGTGCCGAACGACAGCTATGTATCGGTTTACATTGGCACCTTCAAAATTGACTTCAGCGTGGCGTTCGATGTGGACTTTTTCACCACTATCGAAAACGCGGTGCTGCCGCTGTTTCAAACCTCACAGATACACGAGTTCTATATCAGGAACAACGGCACTGGACAGACCATTGGCATTAACTGGATGATAAAGATCACGCCGTATACTTTCGGCCCGAAGGCCTGATGCCAAAGACAGTCACAATGCGGCTTCCGTGGCGGCGGCAGCCGCCCCCAGGCACGCCCATTGATGTTAATAATCAAATCACTAAGGATTTGATTTTTCTGACGGTAGGCGATACGCCGCATGACCTTATCTACAATCTCCCGCCCGATTTGGCTAATGATTACGATATTTTAGCTGGCGAGCAGGGGCCAGCAGTTGACCCAAATATTGTGCAGTGGGGCGAGAAGCATCCAGGCTTTGCCCGCATGTCAGGTTCCGGCAACGGTATGTCGGGTTTTTTGCTGGCCAGAAGGGACTTAGATACTGGTGTGGAACAATCGTACTTGCGTATTCGGTACGACAATAACGTCAGTCATCTGCGGTGGGTTCAGGTAACCAATGAGATCACTCGTATTCGCTGGACCGACAGCGGCGGCAATGTCAACAATAAACTCAATGCGACCAATCCGTGGTCCGGTGATTTAGGCGCTGTTCACACGACCGCTTTCAGCATAAGCCCGGCCGGCGTTTGCTCCGAATATCATGATGGAGTTGAGGTCGGTGCAAAAGAAACGGGTGTTACGGGTGGCTTTGACGTGGTGAGTACACGTCAGGAAATGGGTCTTGGCTCTGGTCCCGTGGGCGCAGAGCGGTTTGAAGGAGCGATATTTCTTTGCGCACTTTGGCTGCGAGAGTTATCCGCTGATGAGCACATGTCTCTTAAACAGAACTTGTGGCAGATATTCGCTCCGACAGAGCTGCCGATAATAATTCCGGCCGGCACGGCGGCTACCGCGGGTGATGTCATAATCGACGCAATTGTGCTGGATGGTCGGGTATTATCACTCGAACTTCAGGGCCGTCAGATCGCGCTGAGTCTTGACGGTCGCCAAATTGCTGTAGAATTGAAAGCGACAGTTAATTCGGATACGTAGCCATGTCACAGAAAAAACTGATACCGCAGAATTTCGAAATCGTTTCCGGCAACGACAAGACCATCAACGTCACCGTGCTTAATGAAAATGCGGTTGCTGTAGGTATCACTGGCGCGACGATTGTGTGGGCGGTTGCAATCGATGCCAAAAGCAAGAGCAGAATTTTCTTTTACACGAGCCCTGCAAACATCACGATTATTTTGCCACAGACTGGATTGAACAAAGGAAAATTCCGCATCGATGTTCAGGACACCGACACGGAACCTTTGAGCATTGGCCGAATCAGGACAGATTATCACCACGAGGCCAGAATGGTGAGTGCTTCGGGCGTGAAAACAACCGTGATGACCGGCACGATGACAGTGCTTGGCAACGTCATTCCTGCATGATCCAGATTAAAATTAAGGTCGAGACTAAACAGGTCAGACGGTTCCTGCGCAACGTGCAGAAAAAGCAGATACCGTTTGCCACGGCACGAGCAATTACGCAGACATTGCAGGTCGCCCAAAAGGATGTCCTGCGACAGCTCGACAAGGACATTCGAAATCCGGTGCCATTCACGCGTCGGGGGTTTCGCGTTGATAGTGCAGATAAGAAAAGCCTTAGCGGAAGGCTGTTTATTTTGCCGAAGCAGAATGAGTATCTGCAATACCTTATATTCGGCGGAGTTCGATTACCGAAGGGCGTTGCACTTGCGCTGCGACCAGCAAAGCCGGGTCCGGGTCGAATCAAACTGAATCGATTTGGGAACCTGCCGCGTAGCCAGATGGCGAAAGCGCAATTGGCGAGAGGTGCCTTTTCTGCCACGCTTGGCGGTGTTGCGGGTATCTGGAAAGCACCGACAAAAACGAAGCGCGGCAAGCTGCGCAAGGGTAGCAGGCTTCAACTGCTGCTTGCCTATGAACGGCAAGCAGTCTATCGTCCGGGTTATAGGTTTTTCGAACGGGGTCAAAACTCAATAAGGGTTAATTGGCCGAGGCTATTCGAACGATCATTTCGCCAGGCACTGAGGTCAGCACGATAGGGGACAAACATGAACCGATTAGAAAACTGTGTACTGAAAACATCACCCATCCCGCCGCAGCGATTGATTACAACCGTCAGTCTGACGGGCATCGATGTTTCCGAATTTCAGGACATGGTGAAGCTGTGCCTTGCTGTCGATTCCGTGTCGGGCGCGGGTCGCACTATGGACATCGAAATTACTGATGGTCTGACGTTGGGTGGTGCCTATGCGTCGCTGACGCCAGCGGTGAACTTCATACAGGTAGGCGTGACGGATTCGGAACAGGAAATCGATTTCTACATCGAACAGGCGCGACCGTTCATCCGTGCCGAAGTGACCATTGCGGGTACAGCGCCGATATTTGAAACCAGTCTGCAAATGATCGGCCGTACCGGACAGGAGTAACCGAACGCGATCAGGTGGGAACCATGACCATAGACTTAGATAAATTGTCGGCTGACGAACGTCAGTCGCTTGCCAATCAGCTACATCAGGCAGCTGTATATCCGCATCGGCTGGTCGGCATGGGCACCCCGGCCCATATTGAATCGATCAATGCAAACCTCAACGATTTGCGCAATATGGTGACTGTACAAGCAGTCAACATGCAACGATTCTACGAGATAATTGCACCGAGAATGCCTGCTGCTTTGCCGCTTAAAACAGAGCCTAAAAAAGAAAAAGAATCACCCGACGATGCGTGATTTTGAAGTGCATCCGATGGCAACTGCGCGGCGCTTAATGGGCGGGGCGGGTATCGACCTTTACGCTGCGGATGCAACCATCAGTTGCGAACTGGATGGCGAACCTGTGGCGAGGGTCCGCTACACTGGAACTCGATTCGATGCAGACCGATCGCACGTTGTGCTGATAAAAAGCGATGCCATGATTGCTGCGCAGCTTGCCTCGAATACTTGCCCGGAGGCCCCAGGGCTGACCCTGGTTCATCCGGACAGTTCAAAAAAAAAGAATAACGTAACCGGGGGCGGGGGGTCGAAGTCGGATAGCGGGTCCTCTGGGGAGCTAAAGCCGGTAGGTAATTCGGAGTTGCCGAATTTGATTAGTCTCCTGCTTTGGGCGTCGGGTTCGCTTCGCTTTGTGCGTTCGTCGCTAACGATGGCCTGGAAAAAGTCGAATGTCAGGTGGCGGGCTGCGACGCTGGCGCTGCTGGCCTCACTCAACGTCGGCTGCGCTCACACCGATGAGTGGACGACTCGTGACACCGCTATGCAGGCCGGCGTGACAATTCTCGTTGCCTGTGACGCGCATCTTACCGCGCACTTAAAAGATTCGGGTGGCTTCACGGAGGACGGAAATTTGCCCAAATTAGTTTTGGGCCGCACACCGAAATCGTCCGATACCTATATGTATTTTGCGAGTCTTGCTGTCTTTGATTATCTGCTTTCGCGGGCACTGGCTGCGAAGTGGCGACCGTACTGGCAGGAATTCAATAGGGTGGATCACGGGTATGGAATCACACGGCACTGCGTAGAGGGGCTTTGCTGATGCGATCAGTTACGAAATGGCGACTGTGGAATCATAGCGGCAAGGATTATGTATTCGTCATCTGTCCGGGCGGCGCTTGTGACTTCCACGATACTGCAATACTTGTCGGCCGGCCGGGGGCGGGAGTGGGAGATCGTGAGTGCCGATAAAGCCGGAAAATGCTGCTCGATACCCGCCAAACTGGAAGGAAATCGTCGCGCATATTCGTGAGCGCTCCGGAGATTGCTGCGAGGGATCACCAGCATATCCGGAGTGCAGGGCGGCGAATCGCGAGCCGCACCCGATTACCGGGTCGTCGGTCGTGTTGACTGTCGGCCATCTTGACCATACGCCGGAGAATTGCGACGACGATAATTTGAAACACTGGTGTCAGAGGTGCCACCTGACCTATGACGCCAGGCATCATGCGCAAACTGCGTACCAGACCCGACGCGAAGGTCGGGCCATTGATTGGATAGGGAAACAAAATGAAATATGATGCACCAATTTACCGCGAGGGTTGCCCGGTGATGGACAAACTATTTAAGGAGCACGGAGACAAGGCGCTTGCTGTGGTCAATCGATATCTGCGAATCAGGAAAGAAACATTGCAGACCGAACACCGAATCGCCTCGTTGGAGGCAGAGCTGAAGGGACTCAAAAAGGTAGAATCGCTGGCCCGGAAAAAGCAGACTGCGTGACCGTTTATGTCGATGGCATGAAGGCCCGATATGGCCGAATGATTATGTGCCACATGCTTGCCGATACCGAACATGAACTGCTTGCGATGGCCGACAGGATCGGGGTTGCTCACCGATGGCATCAGCACGCGGGAAGTCACCGAAGTCATTTCGATATCTGTTTGAGTAAAAAGGCGAAAGCGGTGGAAGCGGGTGCGGTTGAAATATCGATACGGGATGCAGGCCGGTTAGTTCGGAACAGACGTGGCTCGACGTAAGCGGCCCTGCTGCACCCGCATCGAGCAGATGCACTACGAGGTGGAATGGTATGAGAAGCACGGCAAGTACCCGCAGCGAATCAGGACAGATGACCTCGGCCATCGCTACGTCGAGCACGACCATAGCTGGAATGCGCGTAATCATTATCGACGCGAAACGATCTGGGAGCAGCTTGCAGATCATGTTCAGGAGAGAGTTACGGGAATCAAACGATGAAAGTTACCTACTTTCGCTCGGGTGTCTACTTTCGAAATGTTACGTGGTGGCGTTGGTATGTGACCAATGAAGATGGAACAATCGATTGCGATGCTACCTCCGCCTTTCGATTCAAGTTTATGTGCCGACGAGATTTCAAAAAGCGATATCTGATGTTGCGGAAAAGGCGTCCGTATTGGCCCAAGTATTCGGACGTGATTGATGCAAGTTAATTTCGAACGCGGCCGGCTCGATGCCGAATTGATTCGCTACCTGTATCTGAATGCCGGCGTTGCCTTTAAGATTCTGTTCGGCTATCGGCCCCGGCCGGAGGCAGAACAATTGCTTAATGCTGAATGGGATGTTTGCTCGCCGAAGACAGAGGATGACTACAACCTTTTTTATCGCGACTCGTTGTTGGTCACAGAGGAAGTCGCGGCATGGCATCAGGAGCGCAACGGGCAGAGATTGCGTCGGGTGATCCACGCAGGGACGATTGCAAAACAACTTGGCATGAATACGTTCTGCGAAGTGGGATCAGGGATCGGGACCGATGGCGTTGCGCTGGCGCGATTAGGATTCGCTTGCGCTTATCTGGCGGAAATCAATAAAAACTCATTGCAGATGATCGAGAAAATGCGCGCCCTTGCGATGGTCAGGCTAACAATTGTCAATCTGTCGAAGACGACGAAAGAATTGGCTCACGGTCATTTCGGACCTGTGGACTGGCTGTACAGTTCGGACGTTTTCGAACACATCCATGACCTTGAAAGCTGGCTCGATGGCTGGATTCGGAATTTCCGGCTGGTGATCGTGTATGCACCGTTCGGGAAATCGGACAAGAACTCTGCTCATACCTGTTACACGAAATTAGAGTTCAACCGATTCATGGCAGCTCAGGGATTCGAAAAAGTCAAAGTGCGTGGCCTCGGCATCCCGCCGATGGTCTATTCGAGGGCAACATGAGTCAGGTATTCAGAGCAAAGCGGTTTCCGCGCCTGAAATGGGGGCAGAAGAAATTGGAAAAAATGCACATTCGCTTAGTCTGCTGCTGTTCGGATTACGTCAGGCACGAGCACCGCTGGTATTGGACAGCATGGCTTTGTGGCCGTGTGCAGTTGATGTTCAGACGATGGAGAAAAGCCGATGCGAATTAAGGTCGGCGCGAAATGGTTTAGCAGTGACGATCAGCCGATTATGGTGCTTCTTATGGATGACGATAAACAAAACATCGCGAATATGGACCCCGACTGCCCGAAGTATGCAACCTTTCAGGACGATTGGGGAAGTCAGCAGGAAATGCTCGATTGGATGGATGACCCGCCATGAGAATTAAAATGCTATCGCCGAAGTCGCTGACGCCGTACAACAAAAACCCACGCGACAATTCGAAGGCCATCGAAGCCGTTGCGCAGAGCATCAGGGATTTCGGATTTAACCAGCCAATTGTCGTAGACAAAAACAAAGTGATCGTTGTCGGACATACCAGGCACTCGTCGGCGTTGCTTCTCGGATTGACCAAAGTGCCGGTGATGGATTGCGACCATCTGACAAAGAAACAGATTCGCGCGTACCGGATCGCTGACAACCGCACCAACGAAAATAGCTTCTGGCTGGAAATTGAACTGACCGAAGAACTGCTTGCGTTGAATCCAAAGGAAAGGAAATCGACTGCATTCACCGACGACGAGCTGAACGACTTGCTCGATGCGGTCGAGGACACGGTGCCGGTCGTTGGCAAGGTCGTGTTCAGCGAGGAACTTTTAGAGTCACGGAATTACGTTGTGCTATATTTCGACAATGATGTTGACTGGGTTAGTGCTCGGACACACTTCAGGCTGAAGTCGGTTTACAGTAAGCGGTGCAATGGCAAGCCGTGGAGCAAGGGCATCGGTCGGGTTGTCGATGGTGCCAGGTACCTGCGGAGGGTTACGAAAAATGTCAGTAAAAAAAAGCGATAATGAATACACGGACGCCAAAGGAAATCTGCACAAGCAGTTCGCAGATGGCCGAAGCGAAATCTATATCGGCGGTTACGATAAGGACACGGAGTATGTCGATATCACGGATGGCGCGGATGAGGCTGTCAAGCGCAAGAGATTTTTGCGTTACGTGGCTCCTCCGGTTGCGGAAACTGTGCAGCACCATGATCCAGAAATTGCGACGCGTGATGTAGAGGACGATGCTGTGCCGGGAATCGACTGGCTCGAACCGGACGAAGATGAAAATTGAAATACTGTCACCGTCCTACCGTCGCGCCGGGACATCAACCACTCAGGATTACCTTCCCGCCTGCACCTACGTTGTTGCACAGTCTGAAAAGCGCGCCTACGAGCGCGCAGGAAGGCGAGTTATTGCCGTGCCGAATAACGTGCAGGGCAACGTCTGCCGTGTACGCAATTACATACTCGAAAACTTCAACCCCGTTCTGCTTCTCGACGATGATATTCGTCGCTTTGGCCGGTGGAGCCAACAGAAGAATTTGAAACTCGACAGCGACGAGGCGATGGAGTTTATCGAACACGCATTCATTCTTGCGCGAGGACTCGGTGCGCGTATGTGGGGCATGAATCTGCTACCGGACAAAGGAGCCTACCGAGAGTACACGCCACTCGCTTTTCGCGCGGTCGTCCTGGGTCCGGTGCAGGGATTCACGAACATGGATTTGCGCTACGACGAATCGCTGCCGTTGAAGGAAGACTACGATTTGAGTTTGCAGGTGCTGAACAAATATCGGCGCACTCTGCGGTTCAATATGTACCATTACGTCTGCGGCCAGCACACGAATGTCGGCGGGTGCGCGACTTACCGGACAATGGAACGCGAGCGCAAGCAGTTCGCCCTTCTGCAAAAAAAGTGGGGTAGCGATATCGTTCGAATCGATACGCAAGGCGGTCAGGTGAACCAGAAAAAGCGCACCAATTGGGACATCAACCCGGTCGTGCGCGTGCCGATTACTGGTGTATAAATGACGGGTCCTGACAGAAACGTAACCGGCAAGGTGCTGGCGCACATTTTCGGCGTCAGTGAGCGCTATATTCAAAAACTTGCGGCTAATGGAACCATTTTCAAAGAGGGGCACGGACGATATCGCTTTATCGAGTCGTTGATGGGCTACATCGAATCGCTAAAGGCGCAGCGCGACGGAACGCAAGTCACAGCAGATACCGACTACGGCGACGCCAGGACACAAAAAATGCGAGCCGATGCCGATAAATCGATCATGGAAGCGGCGACACTCGCGGGTGATTTAATCCCGGTCGATATCGTTGCCTACAGTTGGAACCACATGACCGGCGCTATTCGCGCTAAACTTCTGAATCTGCCGAAAAAAACTGCGCCGTTAGTCCAACATGAAAACAGCTTCCGCAAATGCCAGTCCACCTTACAATCGGCGGTACATGAATGTTTGGCAGAATTATCTCAGTACCAACCTCCCGCAAAGCATTTTGGCAACCTTGAGCAGTTCCTATCTGGCACCACCGCCCGACTTGACGATAAGCCAGTGGGCCGAACAAAACCGAAAACTGTCAAGCGAAAGCAGCGCAGAGCCGGGTAGCTGGTCGAATAGTCGGGCGCCGTACCAACGCGGCATGATGGATGCTTGTTGCGACGAGGAATCTGCTGACGTGACTTTCATGACTTCGTCGCAGGTTGGTAAGACTGAAATTATAAACAACGTGCTTGGCTACCACATCGATCAGGATCCCTGCCCGCTGATGATTGTGTTTCCGACAAAGGAAATCGGACAGGCGTATTCGAAGGACCGATTGGACCCGATGATTCGCGATAGCGGGCTCGACACGAAGGTCGCGCAGTCGGGATCGAAAAAAAAAGAGAACACCGTCCTGCACAAATCATTTCCGGGCGGACACGTTACGATCAGTGGCGCGAATAGTCCTGCATCGCTGAGTTCGCGACCGATCCGGGTTGTGCTCTGCGACGAGGTTGATCGATTCCCGTACAGTGCTGGCGAAGAGGGCGATCCGGAGCAATTGGCATTCAAACGAACGCAGACGTTTTACAACAAGAAGCGCATCGATACATCGACTCCGACGATTAAAGGATTGAGCCGAATCGAGGCCCGCTTCAAGGCTGGTGACATGCAAAAATACTTCGTGCCGTGCCACAAGTGCGGGCACTGTCAGGAGCTTGTCTGGAAGCAGGTGAAATTCAAAAAGGACGATAAGCGGGTCGATCCGTATTACGAGTGCATCGGGTGCAAGGCACATTGGAACGAAGCGCAGAAGCGGAAAAATGTTGCGCGAGCCGAGGACGCAGACGGCGGCGGTTGGATTGCGACGAATAAGAAAGGTGCTGCCGGCCATCGCTCGTTCACCATTTGGGAAATTTATTCGCCGTGGTCAACGATGGATGAAATTGTCGAGGCGTTTTACGCGGCAAAAGAAAATCCACTCAAGTTGCAAACGTTCGTGAACACGGTCCTTGCGGAGAGTTGGGAAGAATCAGGGGAAACGGTGTCGAGCACCAAATTATTTCATCGCAGAGAGCGATATCCGGTCGATGATGATGGCGAGCGGGTCGTGCCGAAGGATGTTCTGCTGCTGATCGCGGGAATCGATATACAGAAAAACTGGATCGAGGGGGAAGTCGCTGGCTTCGGGCGGGGCGAGGAATGGTGGGGAATCGACCACTGGAAAATAATGGGCGACACGGAATCAGACGATGTGTGGACCGAACTTGCGGAGCGTTTGGAGGTGACCTACAAGCATCAGTCCGGACACATTCTCAAAATAGCTGCGACCGGGATTGATTCATCACACCGAACCAGTACCGTGTATCGATTTTGCACGGAAAGGTCATTGCGTCGGGTGTGGGCTATGAAAGGTCGGGGCGGAGAGGGAGTACCAATTGCATCGCCACCGACCAAGAAAAAGACGACGATCCCCGGAATGCCAGTTGACTTGTACACGGTCGGGACCGATCAGGCGAAATCGAGTATCTACGCGAGGCTCCAACTGCGAAGGCCGGGACCGGGCTACTGCCATTTCAATATGGACTACACCGAGGCGTTTTTTGCAGGGCTGACTGCGGAAAAGGCACTTACCGTTTACACAAAAGGGTTCCCGAAAGTCGTGTGGCGGAAACCTCCGGGCATTGCGAATGAACCGCTGGACATTCGTGTTTATCAATTTGCCGTGCTTGCAATTCTTAATCCTGTTTGGAGTGCGTTGCAAAAAAGGCTAGAATCCGAGCCACCGGAGGAAGCGAAAGCGGAACCTGATGAAAAACTGGAAACGAAGCGACGCAAAAAACGCAGGCGTCGCTCTGGCTTTGTTGGAGGCTTGAGCTAATGCCCGGACACGAGATTGTCGAGTTACCCCGCCGAATCACCATCGGAGATACGATTACATGGGATGAAACGCTCGACGAGTTCCCTGCGAGCGCATCTTGGGTCGTGACCTACAGCTTTACCAGTAAAGACGGGCAGTTCGCCAGCACACACGCTGCCGTTGTTGATGATCATCGCATCACTATCGATACGACCTCGCTCAACGAAGGACACTACGACTGGACTAAAAAAGTCGCTGATGGCACAAGCACGTTCACGCTCGAAAGCGGCATACTCGATGTGGACCCGGACTTGTCTGCCGACACAGTCGCAGTGGATCGGCGCAGTTACGCTGCAATCGCATTGGCGGCCATCGAGGCGTTGCTGAAAGGCAAGGCGACGAAGGACCAGACCAGCTACTCGCTGAATGGTCGGGCATTGTCGAGGTATTCAATCGATGAGTTGAACGAATGGCGGGGGCAATTGCGTGTAGAGGTACGCGACGAACGACAAAAGGCCCGCAGAAAGTCGGGCGGGAAATCACACGCCAACGTCCGTGCGAGGTTCAGCAGTGCGATTCCTTGATCGATTGAAAAAGCTAATCCCGGTCAGTAAGAAAACCGCGGGCCGCGCTGCGCGGAAGTACGCGGCTGCGCAGATTGGGCGATTGCAACAGGGCTGGATCACACAACCCGCCCTGATCGACACCGACATTCGGGGTGGCTTGACTGTGCTCCGCGCCCGGTCTCGCGAGGAAGCACAAAACAATGGCTACTACAAAGGATTCTTGCGCGACCTGCAGGAAAATGTAGTAGGAGCTCAGGGCTTCCAGCTAATCAGTAAACCGATGGACACTGACACCGTTGTCGATGTTGAGGCGAAAAACAGTATCGAGCGGCACTGGAAAATTTGGCAGTCAAAAGAAATGCGCCCGGAGGTGTCGGGCATGGGATTCAAGAACTTTTGCAAACTGGTGATTCGCTCTGCCGCCCAGGACGGCGAAGTTTTTATTTGGGAGCGCAAGGGCGAGAGATTCAACCCGTACCGTTACTCGTTGCGGCTAATGGAACCGGGCAGCATCGATGTGAACGTGAACACGGAGCAAAATTCTGGCAGCGTGACCGGCGTCAATGTTGCTGCTGGCAATGTTGTTCGAATGGGCGTCGAATATGACGCTAACCGATTCCCGGTTGCCTATCATGTGCTCGCCAGCGAACGGGATGTCGAATTTTTCATAAACGCTGCGACCGGGCGTAAATATATTCGAGTGCCTGGCAATGAAATCATTCACCTGTTTCTGAACGATGGCATCTGGCAGACTCGTGGCGTGCCGTGGATTCACCCTGCGCTGCTTCGCTTCAATCAACTAAATAAGTATGAGGAAGCCGAACTCGTATCTGCCCGCGGCGGTGCGAGCAAGATGGGCTTTATCACTGATGGCGACGATGGAACCGGATATACTGGCGACGATGACGAAGACGACTCCGATGACGATTATCTGATCGAGGAGTTCGAGCCGGGATTGATCGGGCGACTGAAAAAGGGACAGGTGTTTACTGGTTTCAATCCGGATCACCCGAACGCGATATTCGGCGACTTTGTGAAGGTTAATTTGCGCGGCATCGCTGCCGCACTCGGAGAGTCATATAACCAATTCGCACAGGACCTCGAAGGCGTCAGTTTTGGAAGTCTGCGCCAGGGCGCATTGAGCGAGCGTGCCGTGTGGATGGGCCTGCAACAGTGGCTGATCGAGGAAGCATTTGACCGGATATTCGCAAACTGGCTTGAGACTGGCTTACAGTCGCGGGCGATTACGAATCGGAATGGCGTGCCGTTACCGTTTGAGCGCTTTGCGAAGTTTCTGGAACACGAGTGGCAACCTCGCCGTTGGGATTGGATTGATCCGCTAAAAGACACGACTGCCGATCGCTTCCAACAGCAAGATTTAACCATGAGTCGATCCGAGCGCATCCGAAAACGCGGGCGCCAGCCTACGGAAGTTTTTCAGGAAATCGCTACAGAGAATGAGCTAATGACCACGCTCGGCATTGACGGTGCACAGGTAGATGCTACACTCGGCTCAAATTCGGCCGAGGACCGTATCACGGTGCTTGAATTAGCCGTTGACGAATTGGCCGAACAGGGAAAGTAAACCATGCCTGACAAGGTGAAACAGAAAACTGATCGAAAAATCCGTACAACGACGCTTCGGCGAGTGGCGTTCTTTGATCGGGAAAGCGTCGATATGGATGCGAGGACCGTGAACCTCGCGTTTTCGAGTGAAGAACCTGTGACGCGATGGTTTGGTGAAGAAATTTTAGATCATGGCAAAGAGTCTGTCCGGATGAAACGGTTGCGCGAAACCGGACCACTGCTTTTAAACCATGATGGCCGAGAACATATCGGAACAGTTCAGTCTGCGAAGATCGATAGTGACCGTGTTGGACGCGCGGTAGTGCGGTTTGGTCAGGGGGCCGGCCGTGACGCGATTTTGCAGGATATCGAGGACGGCATTCGGAAGGCTGTTAGCGTGGGCTATCAAATTCACCGAATGAAACTCGAAGAAAGCAGCGACGACGAACCAGACGTTTATCGGGCAACCGATTGGGAACCGTTCGAAATCTCGCTGGTGTCGATGCCCGCTGATATCGGCGTCGGAGTGGGTCGGGAGGCCCGCGAATGGCGTAACGGAGATGAAGGGCATCACGATACAATCACTATTGATTTACCTGCAAAGGAAACTACGACTATGAAATTCGACACGAACGGCAACCCCGTTGCCGAGACAAACGAGGATCGCGCTGCGATTGCCGCGGGAACTGCGAAGCGAGAGGATGGTACGCTGTTTGTTGCCGGCGCTGCTGCTCCTGTTGTCGCCGCTATTCCGAAAGCGGTCAACGCCGACGAAGTCCGCGCTGCGGAACAGCTTCGAATCAAATTGATTACGGAAGTCGGCGCGAAGTATGGCCAAATGGAGTTGGCAACGAAGTGTATTGCCGAAAATAAATCACTTGCCGAGTTCAATGCTGCGCTGCTCGATGCACTACCAGGCGCACAACGCTACACGCCGGAGACACGATCTGACGAGGACGTAAATATCGGCCTCACCGGAAAAGAAATCAAGCGATTTCAGTTCCTGCGACTGATTCGTGCGCGCACGTATGGCCACGACCAGCCTGAATTCGTCAAAGAAGCATCGTTCGAGCTGGAAGTTTGCCGGGTTGCTAGTGAGGAAGCCAAGAAAGGCAACCGGAAGCAGCGGGGCCTGATTATCCCGAATGACATTCTGCTCTACCAAAACTACGATGCGGGTCGGGATTGGAGGGCTGTTCGTGCCATCCAGGAGTTGATGCAGACTCGTGTATTGACACAGGCCGTCGCGGGAGCGTCAATGATTGCTGAGGACCTGCTTGACGGGTCGTTCATCGATCTGTTGCGAAACCGCATGATCCTGTCTGCGCTCGGTGTGACGATGCTCAATGGGCTTGATGGCGACGTTGCCATTCCGAGACTGTCGGGCGGTGGTACGCACTTTTGGCTTGCGACCGACGAAACGGATATCACCGAGGCAACACAGACCTTAGATCAGGTCACGTTGGTGCCGCGTAATGTCGGTGCTCTGTCGATTTTCACACGGCAGTTGCTGTTGCAATCGAGTGTTGCAATTGAGGCATTGGTGCGAAGCGATATCGCTACCGTGCTCGCGATTGCAATTGACACAGCAGGGCTGTACGGCACTGGCGCTGGCGGTGAGCCAACTGGAGTCGCGAACACGGCAGGTATCGGTGCGCCGGGAACATTCGCCGCAGCGGTTCCGACTTTTGCCGAGGTCATCTCGCTTGAGACGGTGGTTGCTCAGGCCAATGCATTAACGGCATCGCTTGCGTATGCAGTCGATACCGGAATGCGCGGCAGCTTGAAATCGGCGGAAAAGGTCGCGGCCACGGCACAGTTCATTTGGGAACAGGGGAACACGCTCAACGGTCACCGCACCGAAGTGTCAAATCAGATTACCGATGGTGATGTTTTCTTCGCCAACTGGTCTGACTTGCTGCAAGGCGCGTGGGGCGGTCTGGATGTTCTGATTGATCCGTTCACGCTTTCTGCACGAGGGAATACGCGAGTGATCGCTTTCTGGACGACTGACTTTGCCGTGCGACATCCGGAGTCGTTTGCATTCGAGAACGATACGCTGTAGTAACCGCGGGCCGATGGTTCTGAGTACGACAACGGGGCGGGCATTACTTGCCCGCCCCATTTCCAACAAAGGTGGAGAAATGGCTGATAAAGCAAAAGAGAAATCACCGAAGCAGTCGGTACGACTGCCGATGATTCGCGTTTGTGGTCGATGGCAGAAGCCGGGTTACAAGCCGGATGCAGAGGAAGTTAAAGCATGGGAAAAACGCTGCAAGGATCGCAACTGGAATCAAAAGACCGGCAAGCCGAAGGTAGCGGAAAGCGTCTAACACGAAGTAGCCATGCCGCCAATCGAATCCGAAGCTGACCGCGCGTCGTTTTTCGATGATGCGGAAACCGCGACCATCCGTGGTGTTGACGTGGCCGGCCAGTTCGATGAACGGACCGAGTTTGTCGAGGGCGTCGGACCCGTCCCGATGCAAACCACCGACCCGGTATTTATGTGCCAGGCCGTCAGGATTCCAGCGGACGTTGCGGAAGGCGAGCCAATCGATATCGTGCGCCAGGATGGCACGGTGTTTTCGGGCACGCTGGTCACGAATGAACCGGACGGATTCGGAATGACGACGCTGACATTGCAAGCCAATGGCTAAACACGTTCGACAACAGATTCGAAAGGCTGTGCTCGCTGAGTTACAGGGGCTTGCGACTACTGGTAATCGGGTGTATGAGGGCCGCGTGTATCCGCTGGCTAAAGCGCAGTTGCCGGGGCTGTGCGTCTATACGCCGCAGGAGGATTCTGCGCGCGAGGAATCACCAAACGAATCGATGCGCGACCTTGTGCTGGTTGTGCATGGGCTTGTTGCCATCAGTGATCGAATCGAGGATGAGCTGGACGAGATTGCGCTGGAAGTTGAAATTGCAGTTGATGGGCTTGCAGAAGCCGGGAATTTGGCTAAAATCTACCACGGCATTCAACGGACAACGACAACACTGACCGGAGAGGACGCCGACCAGCCACACGGTGCAATCGAAATGGAATTTCAGTACACTTACCGAACGCGGGCCGGGACACCCGACATCGCTCGATAACGAGGAACGAACATGACTACAGCGACAGGCAATTCCGGGCAACTTAGTTTCGGCGGACCGAATATCACCGAATTGAAGTCGTGGTCGCTTGAGGAAAGTGCCGAACAGCTCGACGATACGGCAATGGGTGACACAAACCGGACCGCGAAAGCCGGATTGCCCGGCGCGACCGGAACCATCGAGGTTCATTACGATGAGGCTGATTCGGTACAGGAATCAATGGATGCTGCCGCGACCGGAGTGCTGATTCTGTTCCCGAAAGGAAACACGACAGCCAACCCGCGAATCACCCTGACGGTGCAGATTACAGGTCGAAGTACATCGGGTGCGATTGACGAAATTTTGCCGCAATCGTTCAATTATGGAATTTCAACCGGCGCGGTTGTTCGCGACCTTGTGCCGTAATATCTAATACATCAGAGCAGCGCCCCGGTGCGGGGCGATGTCACTGAGTTGCTATCGGTGCATCGATAGAAGATCAGCCCGGAGCGGGGCCAGATTGAGGAACAGAGGTGGGACCATGACTGACGAGAAACCCGTTCACCCGGACGAAACAGCGTTCGGGAAAATACACGCGAAACGCCAGGCACACAAAAAGGTGCGCGTTATCAAAGTGCCGGAATGGGGCACACAAAGCAAACCGCTACTACTGTATGCCTATCCGTTGACCGTTAACGATGTGATATCGCTGGACAACGTGTACCAGAGCAACGCCGAGCAGAATGTCATGCAGATTATTCGGCAATGCCTCGACGGAAAGGGCGACCACTTCTTCACTCTGCTGGATAAACCGGCGCTACTCAATGAGCCGTCCGACATAATCGGGCGAGTACTTGTTGCGCTGAACGGGGAAAATTCGACCTTCACCGAGGAACTAAAAAAAAATAAGGGATAACCCGGAGCTGTTCGCTCAGCACTGGTGCGCCGAAAAGCTGGGCCGATCGCTCGATTACGTTCGTAGGCTGACTGCTACCGAATTTCGCGCCTGGATGGCATACTTCGCAATCAAAGGCGAATCGCCATACGCGGTGCACAAAAAATGGCTCGACGCAACCAAGCAGAAATAGTCTTAACGGCGCAGGATCGCACGAAGCGCGCGTTCACCCAGGTCAATCAAAAACTCGGACGATTCGCCACTGTTGGCCTGGCTGCCGCAGCGGCTGGAATTGCCTTACTCACTCGTCAGGGCCTGCAACAAATCGATGCCCTTGCGAAACAGTCTCGATTGCTCGGAATTACCACCGAAAAACTTGCTGCCTTCAAATTGGTTGCCGCGAAAACCGGAATCGAGCAGAAGACTCTCGAAAAGTCGCTGATCAATGTCACGCGAGTCGTGGCGGAAGCCGCAGAAGGAACCGGGCTTGCCACTGACACCCTGAAAAAACTCGGCTTAGAAGCGGTGGCGCTTTCGAGGACGAGCCCGGATGAACAATTCCTGCAGATCGCCGAGGCCATGAAAGGCCTCAACACGCAATCTGAAAAAGTGCTCGCGGCATACGAGTTGTTCGGCGGTCGGGGCGCTGCGTTGCTGCGCACATTGGAGGCAGGAGCTGCGGGTTTCGAGGAAGCAGAGGAAAAGACAAAACGATTCGGCACTGCAATATCGGCTGTTGATGCGGCCAGCATCGAGGAAGCCAACGATGCATTCACCGACTTACAGGAATCAGTGAAAGGGCTTAGTTTCGATCTGGCGCGGCGATTCGCTCCGGGCATGAAAGATGCCAATGAGGGGCTTACTAATTTTGTTGTTACTTTGCGTCGTGATTTCATTCCTGCGATGGCGCTGCTGTTCGAGCAGCTTGGGCTTGTGGAAAATGATGTTCGCGGTTTGAGCGGCATCGAACTTGCCGTGCGCGTTGAAGTGCAACTGGACGAGATTGCTGACCTCGAAGATGCGCTTGAAAAGATTCGCAAAATCGCGAGGCAGGGAATAATCATAGCGAACGTCGGATCGCCATTCGTGGGCATAATAAAACGGGAGGAGGCATTACTACTACGTGAAAAAGAAGCCGCCGAAGCGCGTCTGGTTGAAGTTCAGGTTGAGCAGGATCGCCGCGCGCAAGTTATTCTGGCTGCGGAGAAAAAAATCGCGGATATGAAAGCCGCGCAAACCGAGGAAGCCCGAATAAAGGCGCAGGAAATAGAGCAGACAGCCGACGCTGAGCGCCTCCTTATGCGGATAAAAAACGAAGAACAGGCAAACAAAGACTTCATTCGATTGCAGCTTGATCGCGCGAAAGAACTGAAAAAAATCTTGGCCGACGAGGCCCGTGAACAACGAGTCGCATTGAATGCGCAAAGGAAATTAGAAGAGCGAGCCGCGCAACAAACAATACAGTTGCGACAGGCCACCGCGCAGGCCAGTATACAAATCTTGCAGGTGTTGGTAGGAAAAAATAAAACCGTCGCTCGCGCACTGTTCCTTGTCGAAAAGGGCCTTGCGATTGCCAGGGTGATTCAAAACACGGCGGCGGCTTCGATGAAAGCACTGGCAGACCTCGGTCCGATTGCCGGACCTCCTGCTGCGGCTGCCATTATTGCCTTTGGCGCTGCACAAGCCGGGTTGATTGCCGCGACTGCGCTAACGGGCGTTGGCGGTGTTGGCGGTGGCGGTGGTCTGGGTGGATTGGGCGGAGGTGGAGGATTCGGTACAGGAGACTTCAGCGGCTCTGACGCGGCGAATGACCCTGCCCCTGACTCTGGCGGCGCGGCAGTACAACAGCAAGGAGTCGTGCAGTTGATATTCCCGAATCTGTTCGGCATCACACCGGATGCTATCGACGCATTGGCTGATGCGCTGCGCGAGGCATCGGAAAATCGCGACGTCATTATTGTCTCTGGACAGGGACGCAATGCAGAATTACTCGCGGGGGTAAACGGATGAGCATTTTTATTTACACAGCGAGGCGAGAATTGTCGCCCGGAACATCGAACCTTGAGCTGGTCACTCGTGACTTTCGGTTACTGTCAAGGCGACTGACGCGACGTGCGCAGGTACGACAAAATACATCGCTCAGTGGTTCGGTCGAATCGATATTGCTGCGAAGCGAGAAGCATTATTCCTGTCAGTCGCAATCGATTGAACCGCGTAACCTGGACGAGGCGCGACTGCTTGAGTTTATGGCATCGGTCGAGAATGCCGAACTGTTTACGTTTGATCGGTACGGCTCGATCGCTGTGCCCGACAATCCTGTTTCTTGTTTGATGGTGTCGAAATCATATCCGGAATCCGAACAGGCCAAGAAATTTCACCGCTACGCATTCGTGATCCGTGAGAGCTGATAACACACTATTTGCCACTGACAATGTTGACGGCTCGAAACAGCCGCGCTATGTGGTCAGCATCGATTTCGATGGCACGTTGCAGCACCTCAGCTCGCACGATGATATCGCGAATGTGCCGACTGCGCTTGCCGTAATACAGAACGCGATCGTTGAAATCAGTGCCACGAGCCAAACGTTGAACCCGGATCGTGCCAATGCGACTATCGGCTCAATGTCGTTCGATATTGTTGACCTTGCGAACGCGTTTACCAATGTCGTTCGAACCCAGCTAACAACAAACAATATCGGCCTGCGTGGTCGCACGGTGCAGTTCTTTGTCGGCTACAAGAGCGAGCAGGATGGTGCGGGTATTCTTGATGGCACAAGCACCGGCGACAATCCCGACTTCGATAACTTCGTGCTTTTTCAGACCCAGGTCATTCAGGCTGTTGAGACAAAGGAAGGCAAATACTCAATCAAGTGCACGGATATTCAGCGGACCATAAAAAAACAAATTTTCAAACTTGCGCAGACCTACCTTACCGCGTCGATCGCAGAAGCAGCGACCACTATTCCAGTGCTCGATTTGTCCGGATTCGAGGGCAACGTGCATGGCACGAGTTATTCGGATGCTCCGGGCCTCGATGTAATTTACATTCGGATCGATTCGACAAAGGAAATCATTAGCTGCCCGACCGCGGATATTGTCGGGAACAGTTTTACGAATGTTACTCGTGGAGCATTGCAGACCACTGCGCAGGCTGTCGAAGTCAATCTCGCGTCGGCTAGCGACCGCCGACCGAAGGTGGAGGAGTACGTCTACCTCGAATTACCGGCTGTCAAACTGGCCTACGCGGTCCTGACCGGGGTCATTGAAGGGACCGCTAATGTGTTGCCCGGCAGTTGGCACGCTGCCGTTCCGACAGCGTTCGTTCGATTGGCTGACTTCAAGGCAATTGGCGACGATCTGTGGGTGCCGACCGACGACACGGCTGGGGTAATTCTGCGATTCGATGGCATTGAAAAACAGGATGCCAAGACGTTTTTAGAGACAGAACTTTATTTGCTGCTTGGGTTGTTCTCGCCCGTTTATGCAGACGGTCAGCTCGGCTTGAAACGCATGGTGCCTTCCCTGTCCGATTCACCGTACCAGTTCGAGATCAACAACAGCAATGTGATTGGATCGGGCAATCTACGGCACGATATGGGATCGATGCAAAACAATCTGCGTGTCGATTGGAACTGGAATGGTGATCGATATATTCGCTCGACCATCATTGTTGATTCTCTGTCGATTGCGAAACACGGACAGGCTCCCGAAAAGCGAATGTCATTCCGTGGTCTGGTCGGTACTCGATTTACCGAACAGGTTTTGCGGCAGTTGCTTACTTCGCTGCGCGATATGTATACAGGGCCTCCCTTACGCCTGGATATAAATGGTTTCCACCTGATGAACCCGCTTGAAGTGGGCGATGCCGTTCGGGTGAACTTGTCGAATATTCGAGATTACAGCCAGGCCGGGAGCAACCTGGTTCGGACAATGGTCGTGCATGGAATGACCGTCGATTGGCTCAAAGGCGTCAAGCTGAAATTGTTCGGCAGTTCAGAACGTGCCGACGAGATTCCACCGATCACGGCCACTATTTGTCTACCCGATGCTTTTTATTCACAGGAAGGCACTGCGCTGTCGGGTGTGCTGGGATTGATGACAGGCAATGTGACCAATGCCGGAACATTCACTCTGGTCGGTGATGCCGACATGAATGCTGCGGGCGCGATTTTCTATCACGCTGCGCCGCTTACGATCAGCTCGACCACGACTCTGAACATTGAACAGAATGTGCAACTCCGCGTTAAAGGTTTTTTGACCATCAATGGTTCGATCATCGGCACGGGGCAAGGCCATATTTCGGGCGTCGATACTTTCCTGGTAAATGAGCACTACTATTTTCGCAACAAAGAGAATTTTGGCGTACAGGGATTCATTGGAAATAGCAAGACGCACGGTGGCTTGTTGATCCGGCAGCCCGACGATGGCGGGGAGCCTAGTTGGGTGTGGGTGACTACGGGATATTTTACGCAAGGGCGTTTCGATTCATTCCCGAACCTAATCCTTGAGGTTGACGACGCCGGCAATGGTTCGATCATCGGCATACCAACCGATATGCGCGGCGGCGGCGGAGCGTTCGGACAGAGGGCAGGATTAAAAATAGGTCTGGCCGGACGTACGCACATGAAAAGTGCTGGCGGTTCTGGTGGTGCTGGTGGTGCTGCACTTTGCGTTGTTTGTCGAGGTGGAGACTTCGGCATAGCTGGCGAAATTCGTCTGGACGGGGCTGATTCGATACAACCCACTACGTTTTTCATCTCAAGTAATCCGATCTTTCATACCTATGGCGGTGCTGGTGGTGCTGGCTCGCCCGGTGCAATGTTGTGGCTGATAGATGGTTCCGGGCAGACATTCCCTGATTTGGCGGGGCACTTTTTTGCACTCACTGGTGATGTGCCTGCGCAGTTTGCGTTACCGCTTTTGGATGGTCCGAGTCAGCATCGCAGTCTTGTCCAACAAAATGCACCGTTGAGAAACATGGCGCCGTTCATGGCTGATCGCATCAGTGGGTTCGATCAGTCGGGCGTGAACTTTCGGATTTCATTCTTGCCTTGTGATGTGACCCCCACTGACGACCAACACGAGATAGTGCCGCCACCGATATCATTGATCGCGACGCCCGTGTTTGAAGGAGTTCAATTGTCGTGTACGATTCCTGAGTCAGCCCTGGTTAGGGGAATCGAAATACACGCGAGCGATACTAATGTTCGCTCAACCGCTGTAATTATCAGTAGGATTGCTGCACCGCCGTACAGAGAAATATTGAGGGAAAATCCGAGGAGGCGCTTCTATTGGATGCGCACGCGTGGTGCTGATAAAAATGTCAGCAGGTTCGAGCCTGATACCAGCACGACAACCGCAACCGCTGCACCGCGAGCTCCGGCCACCAATATCCTGATCGATCCGGACTTCGACAAGTCCGCTGCGGCCTTCGCCGGAGGGTTTTGGACCACAGACGTTAAGCCGGGCACCGGCCCGACGCAGACCGGCTCCGTGTCCCTGATCGTCGGCGCAGGGACTAATGGCTCGAATGCCGTTGATATAATCTCGTCGGGTGGCACGGGCTCGCGCTCCGCGCTAATCGGCCTGCGCAGACACCGAATCAACGCGGGCAATTATGAGTTCCGCATCACCTACAAGACGCAGACCAATACCTTCTTCGACAAGCATGAGCTGGAAATTGGCGTCGAGGGCTTCTCCGCCGAGACGGGTGGAACCCGGAATAAGTTCGGCTCCACAAAGAAAATCTTAGCGCGCTCCACTGCGGCGTTTCTGACTGTGTCGCTGTTCTTCCACGTGCCCGAGTCGGACGCGTCGCAGTTCTACAGGTTCTTTCTCAGCGACTGGCCCGCGACGAGCACGCTGGACACGCTGCGCATCGACTCGATTTTTATTTATCCGACCTCGCCAAAATTCGGCGATAACGTGGTAGATACCATTCTGAGCGCCGGGCTGGTTCCGGATGCCCCTGCCGCAGATGCCGCGAAGGTTTTACAAGGCGATGGCACATGGGTAATCAACAGCGGCCCTGTCGATTCGTTCAATGGTCGCACTGGCGCGGTCGTTCCTTTGCAGGCCGATTACGATGGGTTTTTCCTGACGCCGGCCGAGGGCGACGCGCTTTTCCTGACGCCGGCCGAGGGCGA